CGTCCATACTTCGACGTATACACCGGCCAGCAACACAAATTGCGGCAAGTGATAGCGGAACTTGTACGCCAGGCCATAAAAAGCCAGGCCAGCGGCCGCGCCAGTGTAAAGGCTAAAGCCGACCGCGTAAAAAGCAACCGTCCAAAATAATACGCAGATTAAAAGGAGGTTGATTAAGGAAATTTTTTTGATCATTTCGAAATTCTAATAGGGGGTTAAAAACTAATTTGCAAGTGGGTTACGGCCGTACTTCGCCTGGTATAGCGCCGCGAATGCTTCCGGGTTGTTTTTCTCCAGGGCTTCCAGGCCTTTGCCGTCTTCCTTCTGGTATTTATCCCAGTCCCAGCCTTCTTTTGCCTTTGCATCAGCGCCAACGCCAACGCCGCCATCTCCCAGGCGCGAGTTAAAGCTTTGGTGCGGCTTAATAGCAGCCAGCACGGCGGTAAGGGTTTCGATACCGGCCGTTTTGCCAATCGTAACAAAGTGCGGCGTTTGGGCGGCGGTGATCTTCGGGCCTACAGCCTGGGCAACAATGGCGTTTATCGCTTTATCAAGCGTTGCCTCAGCAGTGTCGCCGCCATCGGCTTTTTTCTGAACAGCATCGAAATGTTTTTCGAGGGCTGCCTGTACATCTTCATCAGAACTTTCGGCGGTAACGCCTTCCAGCTTGTACTTTTCAACAAGGTGTTTCTTATCCATCTTTGATTTTAAAATTTGAGCAGGGGGTTTGGCAGCGGCCTCTAACACCGCTGTGTATTGTGCGTAAGCTGCCTTAGCCCCCAGTTTCGCAACCGCGTCAACGGTCAAAACTTCGGGGGCTGTAATAATGCTTGGGATGATCTCATCAATGAGCCCGGCAGCAAGTGCCGATTCGGCGTCGAACCAATGATCGTTGCCATCCAATAAAGCGGCTGTATCTTCGGGCGTCTTACCTGAGTGTGCGCCATAATCAATTGCGAATTGTTTTTCCATGGCATTAAGCAGCACTATGCTGCTTTCATGTGCCGCCACGTTGCCTTCGGTATACCCCGATGGCGCATGCACCATAATAAAACCATTGCTTACCATTTTTCGGCCACCGGCTTTAGCACCTTGTAAAAAGATGCTGGCCATACTGCAACACACGCCTACCACAACCACATCAGGCTGCATAGGAGAATTGCGTAATTCATTGGTCATCACATTGCCATCGAACACTGAACCGCCGTAGCAATGCAACATGATGGTAAGATCGGTTACGCCCTGGGCCTGTAAGGTGGCCATCAGCATCTTAAAGCTTTCGGCGCAAAAATCCCAGTCTCCTATGGATGCATAGATGCTTACAATTGCGGTTTGGCTGTCGGTTTGGTTAACTATTACCATGATTTATGGCACAATCTTAACCGAATAAACCATGCTAATAAAATTAGTATCCGGTGCCCGGATGCTTTCATCCAGCCCCCGGACGAACCTTGCAGTTCCTTTGTTTGTTTCGGCACTTTTGGCGATAAATCTTATTATATGGCCAAATTGAAGGAGCGTTCGATAGCGAAGCATTACTATGTAGAAGTACAGAAAACCGCCAAAGAGATCAGCGACATTACCGGCGTTAGCGAACAGACATTGACCAAATGGATCAACGATCCAAAGGATAACTGGAAGGATCAGCGAAATGCCAAACTTGCTAAAACAGAAATCCGCACCGACAACATACGCCAGGTGATCAACACGCTATGCGATGACCGGCTGAACCTCGACCGGATATGCAAGGAGTGCGAAGCCAATAGCGACCTGGTTGGCAGTACGGCGGCACGTAAAGAAATGGCCAGAATTGATGCCAGTATTGCCAACTGGAACAAAACACTGTCGACCATTGACAAGGACAACAAAATCACCCTGGGCCAATACATCTATGTACAGGAAAAAATATTCAATGCCCTTAACCTGTACAATGAAAAAATATACCTGCAAACAATCGACTTCCAGGAACAGCACATTAACGAAGTAGCGGGGCAATACAGGTAGGCAATGAAGAAAGAGGACAAGGAACTTTTACAGGCCTACCAGGACAAACTTGAACTGATAAGAAGCGGAGCCAGGGCAAATATTAATGAAACCAAAACCGAACAAAAAGCAAGGATTGAGGAGTTTAAACTCGACGTTGACAAGTGTACCAAGCATTACTTTGGCGAATACATGCGGGATGATGACGGCAACGTTATTGATTCGGCCGATTTTCAAATCCAACTGGCCTATGATGTAAAAGGCGATCCTACCTGCAAAATATTGGTACGCTGGGGCCGCGGCCTGGCTAAATCTGTTTGGTGCGATCTGTTCATTATCTTTTGGCTATGGTTGAACGGCGAAACATTTTTCGCCGTATTGGTAGGCAATAACCTGGATAAAGCCAAACTCCTGCTTTCCGATTTACAAGCCGAATTTGAGGCTAACCCGCGTATCATCCACGATTTTGGCGAACAATTAGGCAAAGGCAACTGGACAAAGGGTTTCTTCCGAACCAAAAACGGTTTTGTGGCAAAGGCCCTGGGTATGGGGCAAAGCCCTCGTGGTCTACGTATGAGATCGAAGAGGCCGGATTTAATTAGCGCTGATGACCTGGAAGACAGGGAAACGGCAAAAAGCTTGCCCAGGCAAAAAGAGATTGTACGGTGGATAACCAAAGACCTGATCCCGATTATGGACGGGCCGCGCCGCCGCTACCTGCATCCCAATAACAATCCTTTCCCAACTTCTATCCAGGGATTGCTGGAGGAGAAGTTTATCACCGGCAAAAAGAAAGCAAAGTGGAAGCTTAGTCAGGTGAACGCCTATGATCCCATCACCTACGAACCGGCATGGAAGGCTAAATACAGCAACACCTATTACCAGGAACTGGAGGAGGAGATAGGCAGTACCGAAGCCAATGCCGAATACAACAATGACGGCTACATAGAGGGGGAAATATTTAATGAAGAGATGATTCAGTGGGAGAAGCGGCCGCGCCTGGATCACTTCGACTTGCTGATGGGTGCCTGGGACCCGGCATTTTCCGGGAAGGCCGATTTTAACGCCGTGTCGGTTTGGGGTTTGAAGGGCCGCGAACTATGGAAGATCAAACAGTTTTGCAAGCAAAGTAAAATGGCAGCGCCTATCATGTTTATGCACGAATATGAAAAGTCGCTGCCGGAAGGCGTAACCATTTTTTGGAAGGTGGAGAAGCAATTTTGGAACGATGCTGTAATAGGAGCGCTTGACGATGCCGAACTGGATGGCTATCCCTTAAATATATCAATAATTGAGCGGGGCAAAGGGGATAAATTCCTTAGAATAATGACCATGCACCCGCTTTATCAATCCAAAAAGATAAAGTATGCCGATTGCGAAAGGAATGATGAGGATATGAAAAAGGGCCTCAACCAGTTGTACGGCATTGACTATGGATACACCGGCCACGATGACGCACCCGATGCGGACGAATACGCCCTACATGAAATACTAAAATTTACCCGCGTTGAGCGGACGGACAATATAAGAGTAACCAGCCGCGCCAAAGTGATGGGCGGCCAAAAAAACAGATATTAACTATGGGAAGATTTATACAGGACGACGACTACGAACTACTGATCAGGGAGGAAATTAAAAACCTCCTGGATGCCAGTACCGCACAGTCAAAAATTTTAAAGGCTGAAAAGGTCGCCATCAGCCAAATGAAAAAACGCCTGACAAAGCGCTACGATGTAGATGTCCTATTTGCCCCGGCACCCGACACCGGCGACGATCCCCGCGACCCTTTTATCGTGATGACGGTGATTGACATCGCCCTATATCATATATGGACAGCCCAGGCACCGGGCCGGATGCCAAAGGTACGGGCCGACCGCTACCAGGATGCGGTGGACTGGCTAAAGGAGGAAGGAAGCGGCGAAGGCGGCAACGGCGACCTGCCGGAAAAGGTTGCCGATGATTACGCGTCAGATTTCAGGGTGATGAGCAGGCCGCCGAACAATCAGAAGTGGTAAAGCCTTGCAAGCCCATTTAACCCGTTTAAACCCCGTTTAAATTCAATTTTTAATAACAAGCCTATAAGTAATGTCAATTAACAATAAAATATCATCAGGCGCGCGCATTGGACGCTCATACAAAGCTATGACAACCATGTCGGCAATGGCTCCCCTGACCAGTAACAGCAACGATCAAACCATTGTCGGCAGGATCGTTCAGCAGTACAAAAACCTTACGCGGAAACAAATAGACCAGTGGCGCATGGCGTTGCGTGCCGCTACTGATCCGTACAACCCCAGGCCTTACTTGTTACAGGATATTTACTGGGACTTGCAAACGGACGGGCACTACAAATCGCAGGTTGGTTTACGCAACATGGCCACGCTTGGCCACCCCTTCCAGATTGATACCGATACCACCGGCGAAATAGATACAGAAACAACAAAGCTTTTCCGCACGTCCTGGTTTTACGAATTTATGGAGATGGCCCTTACTTATTTTGAATTGGGCTATACCGCCATTGAACTGATCAACCCGGTTAAAATGGAGTTCGACATTATCCCCAGGCGCAATGTTTTGCCGAAAAGAAAGATAGTGGTATTGCAGGTGATGGATACCGATGGTATTTATTACGGCGAAGGCTTTGAAGACAGGATCATCGAAATAGGGAAACCTGATTACCTGGGCTACATGAATGACATTATCCCCCAGCTGATCTGGAAACGGAACAGCCAGCAAAGCTGGGCGGAGTTTTCTGAAAAGTTCGGCATGCCGCTTATCACCGCAACATCAAGCAAAACCAACAAAGCCGACCTGGATAAACTGGAAGTACTGCTGGAAGCCCTGGGCGAAGCCGCACGGGCGGTATTGCCCGAAGGCACCACCATTGATATAAAGCAGTTTGCCGGTAAGGATAGCTTCCAGGTGTATGATATGCAGATTAACCGTTGTAACAGCGAGATCAGCAAACGGATCGTAGGCGGCACCATGACCAGTGATGACGGATCGTCCCGCTCACAATCAGAAGTGCATGAGCGTAACCTGGATGATAAGATTGCCCAAGGCGACCGCACAAAAATGAAGTTCCTGGTTAACGATAAGCTGATCCCGCTGATGCGTTCCTGGGGCTGGCCAATACCCGAAGGCGTTACGTTTAACTACCCCGCATCATTTGATATTGACCTGGTGGATCACTGGACTATTGTTGCCGGGATACTGGAGCGTTACGATGTGCCGATTGAATGGCTCAGCAAAACGTTTAACGTGCCGATTGAGAAAATTAAAGAGTTGGCGCCCGATCCGAAACCGCCCATA